AGAACTCACGTTTGCTGTGGAAAGTCTCGTAGAAGTACCCGGTGTTGCGCCGTGGGTTAGAGAACGCCAGCCAGAAGCGGTTCGGCGTGTTTTCTGTAAAGAAACCAGCAGCAACGGACCAAATAGGGTCTGGAATGCCAGAGCTTTCGTCTAGCACTAGCATAACCCCATCCGCGTTGTGTAAACCGGCGTAGGCGTCTGGGTTTTCTTCAGACCACAGCCGCCCTTCAATTGCCCAATAGCGGGTGCCTTTTTTCAAATCGCGTTCAACTAATTCAGTTAGCCATTTGGCTGGCATAACGCGTGTGGCGCTAATTTCAAACCAATGGCTGTTGATCAGCATGGCGCACCATTTTGTAATTTCGGCCCAAGTAACCGATCGAAGTTGGCTTTCGCTGTTAGCGCTGACAATGACGGAGCCGCCAATACGGGTCGACAACATCCAAAGCACTAACCAACTGACCAGCGCCGACTTACCGATACCGCGCCCAGACGACACGGCCATGCGAAAAGTATCAAAATCAATCTTGCCTTTATTTTGCGCAATGTGATTTGATAGGTCTGCCAACACTTCACGTTGCCATTTACGTGGGCCATTAAAGTGTTCCAAAGGCGTGCCTTTAACACCCCAAGGAAAAGCCAGCAGCACAAACGTCAAAAGATCATCTTTAACTTTGGGCGACCATAGCCGCGCCATAAGTTCCATTTCATCTTCAGCAGAGTAAATTGTGGACTGCATTGCGTTCCTTTTGTGCTTCTTCAACGGTGCTGAAATAGCCTATGCTATGACATTTACCCGCAATCCAAATACGGGCGTGCCATTTTTTAGATGCGGCATGGTAGCTTACACCTTTAGCGCCAGAAGTGTTGTTGCGCAGCATTCCAGCGTTGTGCATTTGCATTGACCGCGATGCTTTGCGAAGATTAGCAATTCGGTTGTCGTCGCGGATTTGATTGATGTGGTCTAACTCAGGTGCAAATTTGCCGTGTATATACAACCACGCAAGTTGATGTGCTTTAAACAGTTTGCCAACAACGCGGATAACAACATACCCATATTTGTCGTAGCAATTGCAAACTGACCCAATACGGACTCGGTTACTAGCTGGATTTTTCCACCGGAATAGCCCTGTGTTGGGGTCGTAATCGAGCAGAAAGTGCAGGTGTTCTTGGGTTAGAATTTGATGAGTCATCGCCGTCCTCTTTACGGTTGTTGATTAGAAGCCCCGTCGAATTACCGTTCGTCGGGGCTTCGTCTATTGTACCCATATCAATGACTCGGCGCTCGGCTTCGGCCAGCGCACCAAGAATACTGATCTGTTGGTTGACATCGACGGTGATGGCCTGCTTGGCCACCCAGCCGTGGACGTTTTGCAAGATAGCCAACGCTGCCTTGGCGTCGCCCTCTTCGGCTGCTTTGTGCAACTGCTTAGACGCCAGCAGCTCCCCGTCGGCGCGGCCCTTTTGTTCGGCCAACTGCGCCACTCTATCCAACTCGCACAACTGCCGGTAGGCGGTGGGCACCATGCCTGCTGCAAGCGCCAGGTTGTCGCCCTTCAACCCGAGCTTGGCTGCGTCATAGATGCGGTTAAGCACCGCTTCTGTGGCGCGTATTTCGTTGATGACAAGTGGCAGTGAATGGAAACTCATAGTTGTATGGCCGCGTGGATGCGTGCGTGCATCTTATATTAAAAAATAAAAAATTGTTCGTGAACGCTACGCTACCGACTGGCCCATCGCCCGGCCCTACCCCTCCCCCCTCCAGCAAAAATGTCTTATGTTAAGTGTGGGTCATGGTGACTGCTCACGCCAGTCAGCACGCAGCTTTAACTTGGCCACTGTATGCAAACCCAGCACTGTATAAGCCATTAGCGTGAGTCATTGTGAGTCATTGTTTTAAAGTCAGTAGCGGCTAACCTATGGCATAGGCGCGGGGAGTGGGCGTGGGTGAACGTGGGCAGTTTGAGCGGTGTTTTAAATCGCAGCGCCGCTTTAAATCTATACGACTTAACATAACACCTGATTTTTAATTGACTTGAAGAACCATAACCCACAATAACACACCAACTGCTTAAAGCTATGTTTCATGCGGCCTCAAGCGTTCCCCATTGATCGGCAACGTCATCACCCCCCAACACACACATTCACCCACAATCGCCCGTTACAAATTGTTACAAATTCTTTTACATGAAACGCTTGACAATGGGCGGAAATCCCTTACACTAGATACATCACCAACCAACTGCCCACGGAGATACTGTATATGACCAAAGAAATCTTGATTTACGGCCTACCAAAAGGCGAGACACGCGGCTACATGGAAGACTTGCTTGCATGTTTTCCGGTAACAGACAAAGCCGCGCAAAACGTCGAGAACGTCAAAGCTGCCGCCAGTGCCGCCGGGTTTCATTCGTTCCGCGTTGCCGGATTCGTTCCTGGTACTAAGCCTAACTTTGCCAAGGCGGTGAACGTATGAAAACAGCATCTTGGATCATCGTCAACAAAGCAACCCGCGCAGCGGTGTTTGAGACGTTCAACGAAAACACCGCGAAGGCGGTCAACGCCCGTTTGTATGAGGCGATCCCCGCGCTTCAATACTTGCAACAACTTAACCGCAACATCAAAGAGGCCCAAAAATGAAACTATCCGAAATCATCGACGCCCTGCTGTTCGCAGCGTGTATCGGCGCACCCTTCGCCATGTTCTTTTACTTTTACGGAGCTTGACACCATGTACCTCGACCGCCACCGCGCCACCTACACCTCAACACTGCCCAAGATCACCGAGATTGAAGAAAAGACAGCCGATATCTGGCTGTCCCTCGGCACCATTTGGGTGACTGACATTGGTCAAGAAAACACCTATTACATAGACCAGTTTGACAACCAATTTTTCTGCAAAAACTACCCCAACTGAAAAGGACTGACACCATGAAATATTACGTAACAATGACCGACAAATTTATGTCCGGCTGGGGCGCTGCCCAAGGCAAAACCAATAAACTGATCATCGAATGCGAGACTTGGCAACAGGCCGAACAAATCGAACGAGCAGCGCACAATCGCTCAGAGATGCGCTACATCAACATTCGCACCACCAAGCCGCGCTACGGGTCACGGGTCGTCGAGTCTTGGAAGGCTTGGGGCGACTTGGGCACAGTCTGGACGGGGGGTCTGCAATGAATACGACACCACTCGAATGGCAAGCCCTCTGGGACGCTATGGACGCAAAACCAGATGCATGGATTCCCACCACCGAAGCCATGTATTGGCAAATGCTGGAAGTTTTGCCGCCAGAAAAGATGATTGGACACAATTTTTTAGTTGGCGAAGCATCGAACCACAACAGCCAAGGCGAAGCGGTCTATTCGTGCTTCACCAAGTTCGGCGACACCTATAAGGCCAAAAATCTGACAGTCGCTGAGTTCATGCTTGAGCATGGACACATCCCTGCCCGTGAGCTGCGCTAAACCAAAGGAAACACCGTGAATGACATTTACACCACACCTATCAGGACCGAGGCAGACGCCGAGGGTTTCTTTTTCCAACTGCACCAACTGGGGCAACTGTTCCACCCCGAGGATGACCCCGCGACCATTGGCATTTTCACGCCAGAGCAGTGCCAACATCTGCGAGACCGTTTAAATGAGGTCTATGAGGTCATGGACGACCCTTGTGAATACTGCCTGACCCTGACCCACCCCGACAGCGACCGCGAGACAGAGACGGGCGAAGATCTCGCCCAGTTTTATGGCCCATCCGCACGATAAAAGGAGAAAATTATGCTCACCAACATGACCATTGAAGAACGCGAACGCTTGGCTTACGCTGAGGGTTACCCAGAGGCTGCGCGGTTACTCGCCCGTATCGCTGACCTCGAACACGCGGCGGTTGTCCTTTTAAACCATCTTGATATGCACGCGGGCGACTTGGGCGACGAAATCAATGGCGCCATTGATGATTTGCGCGAGGTGTTACCATGATTTGGCCATTCCCGCCGCCATCTGGCCCAACACCTTGGACACCCGCGCAAGAGCGCGAACACGCCAAGCAACAGCGCGAGCAACTGCCGGAGGCTCCATTATGATGGCACTGGCGGCAGTAGTCGCCGCGCTGCTTGCAGTCTTATTGAAGATATAAAAAAGGGGCCAAACGGCCCCTTCTTCATTTGACCCTCATGAGGGTCGTTTTATTTTCAGGTTGCACCAGGTCTCGCAACTCTGACCGGGTTTTGTTAACCATGTCCGGTGCAGCGTAAATGTGCTTCTTGGTGGTGTTGGCCCTCGACTTGAGCAAACCCATGTCAACCCATCCAGCCTCACGAAAGGCGTGCATCAGCGCCGCAACAGGCAACTTCATACCCTGAGGGGCTTGGCCCGTCAAACGGTCACACAGCGCCTGCCAAGGGCCACCGACAGCGCCAGCATTGAACTCGCCCGATCGCGCACGCATCAGCTCAGTCAAGAACGACTCAGCGCCACTCATGCCCGACTCGATCATGATGGATTTTGCGTCAGTCATAAACGGCGACTCACCAGGGTTGAACGCTGACACGTCACGCTGATGCAACCAGGCCGCGACACAAGCAAAGCCGCCAGCGTGATACCAGTCAAACAACTGCTTACCCTCACCCAGGCCCATGCGGCCAACAGCCGAGCGCACCACGAACCAGCGCCGATCATCTGAGGGCAGGGTGATGGGAATCGACTCATTAGAAAACGCCAGCACAAACAGGCGGTTCAAGGCTTGGTAGGGGTGCTGGCCCTTGCGGTTCACGGTCAGGTACTCGGGAGGGGCGGCGATGATAGGTTTCAGGTGGTTCTCAAGCGCTCTACGGTCTCGGGCTTCGGCTTGGCGCAACTCTTGGAAAACCAACATCTCGCGCTCATAAGAGTAACCCCACTGGCTCATGATGTCGGCGTTTTGAATGTTCTCCACGTTGAGCGAAGTGCCACCATCAATGGCCCACTGCATAGGGAGCCACATCAAATCCTTACCCGCGCCAGGTACGCCAATGTGCAAAACAGCGTGGTTGATCTTCTTGCTAGGGTGTTGCACCTTGAACGCCATAACGTCAAGGACGTGCTGACGCTCACGGTCATCAGGCAACAGGCGCTCAACATGGTCAAGCCAACGCTCAACGCCAGTGGGCGCCACGCCGGACACATCAGGCCGCGCATCGCGCCACTGATTGCCATAGACAAGCCCATCACGAGCGCAAAGGATTGTCTCTCCGGCTGCGTAGGTCAGACCCGCCAAGACGTGTGCGCCTTTTTCTTGCCTGTTCTCGTCATAGCAGATTGACGCTTCAATCTTACGCAGGGTGTGAATTGACTTGCAGGAAACGTGCCGAAAGGTAGCGTTAAACGCACCACGCGACAGAGAACGGCGGTCGATCATGTCAAAGTAACCGTCATCTGACTGCACATAGGCGAAGCGCTCATACCAGCCCTCTTTTTCGACACGGCCCAACTCTTTGCGCTCCACCTCGGCCACGATAGCGGCTGCGGCGTCAGGGTATTGGGGTGTCGGGGCCAGCTTACTGAGAGCGCCTTCCATTGCAGCAACCAGCAGCTCCTCGCGCAGGCCGGGGGTGTGCTTGGGGCCACCATTGTCGGCCACCCATTGCAAGAACACAGACGAGTCCAACTCGGTGCAGTGGGAGTGCAGGCAGCAAAAGGCGCGGCTGGCGGGCAGGTAACGGCCCTCGGGGTTACCGTCGGTGTGCTGGGCGCTGTTGGGGCAAGTGATACCGGCCCATCCCTCTTGGTTGGGCTTGGACAGCAGCATACCGTTGTCAGACAGCCACACCATCACATCGTCAGTGCCATCGTCCGAGATGCGAATCGGGCGGTAGGCGTCCTCGGCTTCGCCAGGCGTCACGTTCAGGGCGGCGCAGATCTGCTCAAGGGTGAAGTCTCTTTGTGGATGAAACTCACGCAGTTGGGCAGCGAATTTATCGCGGCCAGGCTTTAAGTTAATCGAGCCGGGGATGCGGAAATTGCGTACAGCGTTGCAGGCACCGGGGTCGGTGTAACCCGCATCGGCAATCGCTTGGATAGCGGCGCTGAACTCGGCCTTGGTGGGCTGCTCGCTGAACACATAACCCCACTGGAACGAGCCGGGGCTGGTCTCGATCTTCCATGTCGGCTCAAGCGGCGGGACGTTGGGGGCCTTCTCAGGGTCACCCACGTCGTCCAGCACCATCACCAGCACATACTCGCAGGCGGCGGCGCTGGCGCTGGGGTGGCCGTCCTTGAAACGGTCGATGATGAAGCTGGCGGTGTTGCCGTAAATGGCCCACTCGGGCTTGACCTTGGCCGTGGGCAGCATCGCTGGCCAAGTGGCCTTGATAGCCCCGTTGGCGTGGAACTGCATCTCGCCCTCTCTGAACTGGGGTTTTTGCCGCACCAGCAAAAAAGTTTCACCCTCGGGGGCAAGTCTGGTAACATGTTCTAGGAAATCTGTCACGGGTTTCTCCTTTAGTTGGAACTTCAGCCCCGGCCTAACCCGCCGGGGCTTTCTTTTTGTTACGAATAACGGGTAGTGGTCACACCTTCAGCGGCCAGGGGCAGGCCAGCCGCCCATGCAGGCGGGGTACACATGATCTGGTGCATCTGCGCGGCGACCGCCTCGGCCTCGGCCTCGGGGCACTCGACCACGATCTCGTCATGGACGTGTAAGACCACGCCATCGAGCTGGCGCAGTGAGTGGCGCAGGATGTCGTGCGCTGCTGCTTGCGTGACGTTCTCGCAAGCCAGACCACGCCACAGACGGGCGCGGGGCCACTCTTTGGCGTCAGCGGCGGGCTTCCAGGCTGCTTTGGTGTACGTCACGTTGCCTTCATCATCAAATTTGGCGTTGGGGTAGCACAGCACCCGACCGGAGGGCAAAGCATACCAGAGCGTTTGACCGTCGAACAAGTACACAACACGCCCTGCTTTAAATTCATGCCCTTTGTTTCTCATGGCCCGAAGATACGCACTTTCCAGCTGCTGGCCGTGCGCCTGCGCCCACGGGTTCGCCCTGCGCCAGCCGTCCACGGCCCGCTGCACCTCGCCCGGCGACAACCGGATGCCGTAGGCGCGGCCAAACACCTCAAACGCGCCAGCGCCGCCCAGAAAACCAAGGGCCAACTCTTGCACCTTGCCCACTTGGCGCTGGTCACCAGCAACATCTTCGTAAGGCACACGAAGGTGGCGGCTGCGTTGACCTTGTACGGGTAA